TTGTCGTTGAAATTTCACAACTAAATCTATCTTTGTGTCTTTCTAATACATCGCCTTTTTTATAGATACGAGCATACGAATATGTTGGATTTAATTTAAGGCCAGTTAGTTTTTCCATTTTAGGTTGAACAGCTAACAGTAAAGTTTCCATCGCTGTATCAGCATAGTGTGAATAAGTATTAGGTACTTGTTCATCATTCCATACTCCCCATTCAGTTGTAAATGGTGAGATGTATCTCGTATCAAAAAAAGTACGAGCAACTTGTCGTTTCATTAAAAAGTAATTGTACACAAAGTTTGCTACTTTAGGATCAATTGCTTGTTTAATAACTATGAAGTGATTATTTTTAAACTTTGATTTCATTATTTCATTCCTTTTGCTGCGTTCACAATAATATTTCTTACGGCCTGTAAGTTAAAGTGAATAAATCTAAATGGTTCTACACCGTCATCAACGGCATATTCGTGTGCTACATAAGCAGGAAAAAGTATTAATGTTCCTGGTTTTGGTTTGTAATGTATTGAATCTGACATTGTACTAATTTTATTTCTATCTTTTTGTGGTAATTTTGTCATCATAGCACCACCTCTTGGATCGTGCATTATAGGAAATGATGTTTTGTCACTACACTTTAAAAAGTAAAAACCTGATATGTGATTATCCCAATGAACGTGTGTACTGTGGTGACCACCACCGTTTTTAGAAAACTCTTGTACCCAAAATTCAGTAAAGAACATAGTGTATTGATTCATATCATAACCCCATTCATCTAACAGATTCCAAGCAGTTTGACCTACGTAAGCTTCCATCTCACGTAATCCTGGATCCCCATTTAATGGTGTTGAGTGATAAGACCAACCGTGATCTTTTACTTTTTTGAAATCTTTTTTACCTAAAAACTTTTCTCGTTCTTTAAGTTTAGGTGCTTCTCTTTTGTAAGCTTCGTCTATGTACTTGTCCGTAGCTTTGATTGCACTTGGTAACCATTCTGGTTTTTCTATACTATAAACAGGTGTACTAAAGTACCAATCTGTTCTTAATGTTTCTTTGTTCGCCATTACTGCCATTATTTACTCCTATTCATCATATATATACGTTATCTAAAAGGCCATCCTAAACTCCACATCACAAGTGAATATCTAGTTCCACTTGTTACTGGTGCTACTCTATGCCACACAAAACTAGGAAAGACAATAACTGAACCTCGTGGTCGTATTTCGTCACAAGATTTAATCTTTGCTTTTTTGTTTCTTTCCCAATCTACTTGATTTCTAAAATCAAACTCTAAATTACCACCAACATAATCGTTAGGATCAGATAATGAAATCGTCATTGATAGTTTTCTAATTTTACCGTGATCTGGTGGCCAAGTGCCATCATCATTTTGTTTTCTTTGATAAGGTTCTTCCCAACTATCACAATGCCAACCATAGTATTGACCAACACCGTATTTTGTAAATTGACAAGACTCTGACCAGTCCCATTGAAAGTTCCAACCTGCGGCTTCGTTTGCCTGATTTAAATATGGTTGTACTTCTTTGTAGATCCATCTATCGTTCATCCAAACAATATCTGAATTACGTTTCTTTTGAATATTTTTAATATCTTTTTGAGATAATTTTTGTCCACTATTTACTTTATTAGTTACCCCACCTGTCACAGCCATTTCGGCTTGATGTTGTTTTCCATATGCTAGTATATCATCTACTAGACGTGGGGGTAATGCTGATTGAAAATAGTAGTAGTAATTTTTCAAGTTCATTTTATATGTTCCTCGTTTTCAAAATAATATAGTATATATAACAGTTTTAATTACTGAAATTTGTATCGTATAATAACAATTCCTTTACCGCCGGCTCCTTGTCCTGGTCCACATCTTACTCCACCACCACCACCTCCAGTATTTGCTGTACCTGAAACTGCTACACCACCTCCAATTCCACCTCTACCACCTCCACCAGGTCCTCCTGATCCTGCTGTCGTATCAGCTCCTCCACCGCCACCACCTGCTCTTGTTACAGGTGATCCTGTAATTGAATTTGCTGTTCCATTTCCACCATTTCCACCTGTATTTAATGCGCCATCACTTCCTGCTCCACCAGCTCCACCACCTCCACCACCAGCAGCATCCACTCCTGGTTGATGATAACCTTGACCGCCATTATTCCCTTGAGGCGGACTTACGGGAGGAGTATTACCTGTTCCACCTGCTGAATAATTTACAGGACTACAACCAGCTCTTAATGCGCCTCCACCTCCAGACCCACCAGGAACACCTTCTCCTAAGGGTGATAAAGGATCTCCTGCTGGTTGACAAGCACCACCTCTTCCACCACCTGATGATGTTATTGTACTAAAAATTGAATTTGAACCTGAAGTTCCAGAAGCACTAGGGCTTCCAGCACTTCCTCCACCTCCTACAGTAATTGGATATGTTGTTGACGAAACTGATAAACCAGCACATCCAGAAGGATAGTTTGATCTGTGACCACCAGCGCCGCCACCTCCAGTTGCTCCACCTAACACTCTACCTGTTCCTCCACCACCAGCAACGACTAGATAATCTACTGTTGCTGAACCAAATGGATTACCAGCACAAGAAACCACAAAACAACCATCACCAGTAAAAGTATGAATTTTATAGTCACTTGATGTGGTTACTGTTCCACCAGTAGCAGTTACATATCTAATATCTCCTAAATCGGCCACATTTGATTCATTTGTATATAACCAACCTTTAGTTGCGTCAGAATAAACTAATATTAAACTTGCTCTGTTTGTACTAATTAATGAGTCGTTAGCGACACCTTGAATATTGTTTCCGTTTCTTCCTATTGTAAGATTATTTGTACCAAATGTACCAGCGTAATCTTTAATGGCAATTGTATCACCAGCACTTGGTGAACCTGGTAAAGTTGCCGTAATGGCACCTGAAGTAGTGTCCATAAAATATCCGTTTCCAGCAACTAATGTTACAGGACTATCTGAATTTGTTTTTACAGACTGCCAAGACACAGCAGGTATAGAACCTGACGCACCTAAAGAAACAGATGTTCCATTAACTGTAATACTTGAATTTGCTAGTTTAGCGTTAGCAATAGAGCCTGCCAGTTTAGCAGCAGTAATTGAACCATCTGCTATATCTGTAGCCGCTACTGAACAATCTACAAGTGCTTTTGAACCTATTTTTGAAATTGCCATATCTTAAATCTCTTTCTTACTATTTATATCATTTCCTTATTGGAATTTGTATCGTATTATAACGATTCCTGATCCACCAGCACCACCTCTTTGATCGCCAGAAGAATCTACAGTTCCTCCACCTCCACCACCTGTGTTTGCTGTACCAGCTACACCAACTTGAGGGTGACCAGCTCCACCACCACCAGAACCACCAGATCCAGGAGTTACATTACCACCTCCACCCCCACCACCAGCGTATGTTGTTGCTGATCCTGAAATTGCGTTAGGTGATCCTGCACCACCATTTCCACCAATTGTAGAAGTAGCGTTTCCACCAACAGCAGAAGCCCCTCCTCCACCACCACCGCTTTGTGCTACACCACTTCCACCATTATTTCCTTGAGGAGGACTTACTGGAGGAGTATTTCCTGCTCCACCAGGCATTGATGGAGTACCATTATATCCACCACCTCCACCTGAACCACCATTTGAATCTCCACCAGGAGCTGGAAATCCGCCAGCTCCTCCAGCCGTTGATGTGATTGTTGAAAAAATTGAATCTGAACCTTTTCTACCATAATCATTTATTGCCGGTGGTGATGCGGCACCAGCTCCAACTGTAATTGGATAAGTTGTAGCAGTAACAGGAAAAGCACCAGCGTTACAACCAGGACTTGGAAAAGAAGTTCTATAACCACCAGCTCCACCACCACCTTGATATCTAACACCAGCAAATCCTGTTCCACCTGATCCACCACCAGCGACTACGAGATAGTCAACATTACTTGGACCACCTGTAGGAACAACTGGACTATTTCCTAAAATAGATACAACAAAACAACCGTCACCTGTAAAAGTGTGAATTTTGTAATCACCTGAAGTAGTTATTGTTCCACCTGTAGCAGATGTAAATAAAGGTGCTCCTAAATCAGCCACATTATGTTCTTCCCAATATAACCAACCTTTTGTACTATCTACATACACTAATACTAGACTAGCACGATTTGTAGATATTAAACTATTATTGGCAACACCTTGAATATTATGTCCGTTTCGAGCAATTGTTAAATTGTTTGTATTAAATGTACCAGCGTAATCTTTAATAGCGATAAAATCACCAATTGTAGCAGAAGCGGGTAATGTTAACGTGTGAGCAGCAGATGTTGTGTCTATAAAGTAACCTTTACCTGAAACGGCCGTATTTGAACTACCTGCCGCTGTAATGACTGATTGCCAGTCAACAAATTTGTTATTAAATGTAACTGAACCACCAAGTGTAATAGATTGTCCAGTAAGTGTAACTGTTGTATTTGTTAATTTTGCGTTTGTAACAGCACCGTTTTCTAACTTAGCGCTTGTAACCGCATTATCAGCGAAATCCGCTTGAGCAACTGCGCCGTCTTGTATACCTTTTGATCCTACTTTATTGATTGCCATAACACTATTTATTCATCCTCACCTGTAGTTGGGTTGTAGTTTTTACTATCTGTAAAATCCGTAATGGTTGTTGTAAATCCAAAGTCATCATCAG